CTGAACAAGCGCCAAGCGGCCGACCGCCTCTCTTCAAGCACCAAGCCGCTTCCGTAGTGTTCATGAGCACCCGCCCACGTGTTCTCGATGCTTCAGACCCCGGAACCGGCAAGACCCGGGTACAGATCGAGCTGTTTACGGCTCGTCGTGCAGCCGGTGGTGGGGCGGCCTTGGTGATTGCTCCGAAGTCTCTCCTGCGCAGTGCATGGGAAGACGACTTCAAGAAGTTCGCGCCGCACATCAGGGTGTCTGTAGCCACAGCAGAGAAGCGTGAAACTGCGCTCAACGTGCCGGCCGACGTTTATGTGACGAACACTGACGCTGTGAACTGGCTCGCAAAGCAGGACGCGAAGTTCTTCAAGCGCTTCGATACCTTGATCATCGACGAGTTGTCTGCATTCAAGCACCACACCAGTGGTCGCTCAAAGGCGATGAACAAAATCAAGAAGCACTTCAAGCATCGCTACGGGCTCACTGGTACTCCGAACAGCAACACGATCACAGATCTCTGGCACCAAATATTCATCCTCGATGATGGCCAGCGGCTAGGCAAGTCGTTCTATCAGTTTCGCAACTCGACACAAACTCCTGAGCAGGTCGGTCCGCAACCGAACATGTTGAAGTGGATCGACAAGCCCGGTGCCGAGATCGCTGTAGGCGGCCTGATCCAAGACATGGTAGTGCGCCACAAATTCGAGGAGTGCATCGACATTCCTGCGAACCACGAGTACTCAGTGCCGTACCACATGACACCGAAGCAAGCCAAGCTGTACCAGCAGTTCGAGAAGAACGCTATCGCAGCGCTATCGGGAGGCAAGGTGATCAGCGCGCTCAACGCAGCGGGCGTGATGACTAAGCTGCTGCAGATCGCCAGTGGCGCTTCATATTCTGAAGGGCTAGAGGGCGAGGACTACGTCAGCATCGATACAGCGCGCTACGAGCTGGTGGCCGATCTGGCTGACCAGCGCGATCACAGCGTGGTGTTCTTCAACTGGCAGCACCAGAGAGATCACCTGATTGCCGAGTTCAAGAAGAAAGGCCTGACGTACGCAGTCATCGATGGCAGTACGTCGGACAAGCAGCGCAAAGAAGCAGTTGACCGGTACCAAGCTGGGTTTTACCGCGTCCTGCTAGCTCATCCGCAGAGCGCAGCTCATGGCCTCACGCTTACCAAGGGCACAGCCACGATCTGGGCGAGTCCGACGTACAACCTCGAACACTGGCTGCAAGGCAACCGCCGCATCTACCGTGCCGGCCAGACGCAAAAAACCGAGACCATTGTCGTGCTCGCCCCGGGCACTGTCGAGGACAAAGTGTTCCAGAAGCTGACCGACAAGAACGTCCGACAGACCAATATGCTTACCTTCCTTCAAGAAATGTTCGACGATCGAACGCCCTGATTTGCAACTGCCACCAACGAGCCCCAAGGAGAATCCAATGAGCAACTTCGCCGTCCGCCCGCAAAACATGCCGCTCAACCTCACGTACCAGATCGCATGGGAGAAGCAATACCAACAACTCCTGCGCCAGTTTCTGAAGACGCACTACGAGTTCGACGGCTCTGCTGTCGCCGCGTGGATGCGTAAGCAGGGCCTGCACGACCCTGAGCACCACAATATGTGGGGTAGCCAGATCATCTACTACTCCGGCCTCGGCTGGATGTCAGCAGTGGGTCGCGGCGTCCCTTCTGGCGCTGCGCACATCGCGCAAGTGCGCATCTGGCGCAGTGCCTTCTACACAGCAAAGGTTAAGCTCTAAGGAACAACCCATGTCCATGGAAGACGGAAAGCTGGAAGTCAATGGCGTCACGTATGACATTGTCACGCTTGACTACGAGACCTTCTACAGCGATGACTACACATTGGCAGGAAAGCTGAACACCTCAGAGTACGTGCGCGATGACCGCTTTCACGTGCATGGAGTAGCGATCAAAAAGGGCAACGGCAAGACGCTCTGGTACACCGGACGCAACATCGCGCTCGCGCTGAAGGAAATCGACTGGTCGAAGACCGCGATGGTCTGCCACAACACGGCGTTTGACGGATTCGTCACATCGGAGGTCTACGGACACAAGCCCGCCTTCTACGTCGACACTCTGTCCATGAGCCGTGCAACACGTGGTCACGCCACGAAGCACGATTTGGACACAGTGGCTAAGGCCCTCGGTCATGGTGGCAAGGTAAAGCGCGAAGCGTTGGCCAACACCAAGAACAAGATGCAGCTCACGAAGGACGAAGAGGCTAAGCTGGGCGGCTACGCGGTCGACGATGTGGAAGACACGTACAAGATTTTCTGGGACATGTACCCATACGTGCCTGATAATGAACTACGGTTGATCGACATCACGATGCGTATGTTCTGCGATCCTGTGCTGGAGGTCGACATTCCACGCGTCAAAACTGAACTGGAGAAGGAACTCGGCGCCAAGACTGCAGCTTTGCTGCATTCAGGTGCTCAGGTCGAAGACCTGATGTCGAATGACAAGTTCGCTCAACTGCTCAAAGCTGCTGGTGCACAGTTACCGCAGAAAATCAGCCCGTCGACCGGCAAACTGACCTATGCGTTCGCCAAATCCGATCTAGCCTTTCAAGACTTGATGAAAAGCGGCAATGATAAGGTCCGCGCACTGTGCGAGGCTCGTCTTAAGGTGAAATCTACCATCGGCGAGACCCGTGCGAACCGTTTCCTTGAAGCTGGGCGCGACGGCAAGAAGCTGCCCATCCTGCTGAATTACAGCGGTGCCCATACTCACCGCTGGTCTGGTGGGAACAAGATGAACTTGCAGAACTTGAAGCGCGGCGGTGAACTGCGCCGCTCGATCCTTGCGCCGAAGGGCTACGTAATCGTGGTCGCCGACTCTGCGCAGATTGAGGCTCGTGTTCTTGCATGGCTGGCTCAGCAAATGGACATCGTCAACGCCTTCGCTACAAAGCAAGATGTGTACAAGTTGATGGCCTCAGTGATCTACAACGTCCCGGTCGAAGATGTTACCAAGGACCAACGCTTCATTGGCAAGATCTGTGTGCTGGGTCTGGGCTACGGCATGGGTCCGCAAAAGCTCCAGCAGACGCTGAAGCAGGGCACGATGGGACCGCCAGTGGACATCAGCGAAGATGAGTGTCGTCGCATCGTCAACATCTACCGCCAAAAGAACTGGAAGATCAGGGCCTTCTGGAAGAAGATGGACCAGATGATCACCAACATGACGCTGGGGATCAAGAGCAAAGAAGGTCCGATCGAGTCCGGCAAAGGTTTCCTGTGCCTGCCCAACGGGCTATTTCTACAGTACTTCGGTCTGCATGGTACAGCCGACGTCACGCGCGATGACCTCGTGATGACCGAGACCACATACCTCACACGCTCTGGCCGAGCCAAGCTATACGGCGGACTACTCACCGAGAACGTGGTGCAGGCTCTCGCGCGCATCATCATCGCTGAGCAGATGCTGAAGATCCACGATGCCGGCTACCGAATCGTGACCATGACGCATGACGAGATCGTAATCATCGCCAAGGAGAAGGACGCCAAGAAGGCCCTCGACTTCATGATCAAAACCATGTCAACTGCACCCGACTGGGCACCGGGACTTCCACTCTCGGCCGAAGGTGGCTTTGACTACTGCTATTCCAAGTAACGCAACCGAGCCCCAAAATGAAAGTCAACCTGATCATCGAAGAAGATGAGATGTTCCGTCAACATGTGAAAAGCTTGATCGAAGGTCAAGTTCGCCACGTTCTGCGTGAACAGCTCTCCGGCATTGTGGCTGGCGAGATCGCCAAACTACGTCTCCTCAAACCCAACAGTCCGGTGCTAGGCGACCTTGTGGCCGTTGAGCTAAAGAAGCAGACCTCTATGAAGGTCACGCCGTCGGCCATTGCCGCTGAACTGCAGAAGCAAGTCAAAGCCGAGATTGATAAGGCAGTCACCCCGCTTTCACAGCAGGTCAAGGCTGCTCTTTCGGACGCCATCGCAGCGAAGATCCGTGCATGAGCCACTACGACACATTGGGTGTAGCACCTAGTGCTACAGACGAAGAGATCCGAGCCGCGTACAAGCGGCTTGCCATGAAGTACCACCCCGATCGAGAAGGAGGTGACGCGGAAAAGTTCGACGCCGTGAAGAAGGCTTACGAGGGCCTGCAGAACAAGGTATGTCCGGTCTGCGAAGGTCGGGGTCAGATTCGTGAACGAAACGGGGCGTTCACAAAGCTCGTCAACTGTCCACGATGTTGGCAGACCTGAAATTTACCCTTTGGAGTGATATCAGATGAGTACCGTTGGTGCTAAAATCGATGCTCTTCACGCACTGCGAGAAGAGAAACGTCAGCTCGAAGAGCTGCTCAAGGCGAAAGCTCAAGAGATTGACCTTGTGGAAAACGAACTGATCGAATTGATGGATCGGCAAAACATCACCAAGTCGACTGGTTCGAAGGCCACAGTGTCCATCTCGACGTCTGTCAAACCGTCAGTCGAGGACTGGGATGCGTTCTATGCGTACATCCACAAGAACAAGTACTACCACTTGCTCGAACGTCGTCCGTCAGTCACTGGCTGCCGTGAGCTGTTCGATCACAAAGGCGCCATTCCCGGCGTCGTGCCTTTCACTCAGCGCAAGCTGAACATCCGTTCCGTGTAACGATTCAAGGAGAATCAAAGATGGCAACCCGTGCAAAAGCCAACCTTCCCGTCAACTACCAAGAGCAGCTCGCCAAGGAAGCAGCGGAGATCAGTAAGCGCATCGCAACCCCGTCCGGCGATCGAATCCGCTTCAATTCCAACCGCAGCCTCATCACGCCCGATGGCAGTGAAGGCGAGGAACTTGAAGTGGTGATCGTCGACTTCGTGTCGAGCAACCTGTTCTACGACGGCCCGTTCGATCGTGACAACCCGCAACCCCCCGGCTGCTTCGCTATCGGTGCCGAGCCCAGCTTGCTGGTGCCCAGCCCCAACTCGCCCAACAAGCAAGCCGAGACCTGCAGTGCCTGTCCGAACAACCAGTTCGGCTCTGCCGGCAAGGGCAAGGCCTGCAAGAACACACGCTTGCTGGCCGTAACGCCTGTAGCGATGGACGGCGATGAGCCTCCGATTTGGATCATGTCGGTGCCCCCCACTTCCATGAAGGCCTTTGACGCCTATGTCAAGATGCTGGCCACCAAGCACAAGACCATCCCGATCGGCGTGGTCACACGCATCACGCTGGACCAAGATGTGCAGTTCGCTGCCCCGCGTTTCTCGGTAGTGCGTCCGCTGAAGGCTGAGGAATTCGAGACGTACATGAATCGTCGCGAAGAAGCCAACACGCGCCTGACTGCTGAGCCCGACGTGTCGCAGTACACACCCCCGAAGGGCGCAGCCGTCGGCCGTGGTCAGCCTGTTCGCCGCGGCGTCCGCTAAGTTGTGGAGAGCAGCTGATTTTGACTGCTGCAGGTTCGACTCCTGATCTTGACCATCGAAGTCATGTACATCGGTCCGCAGAATCTTGAAGCTGCTCTCCCACCCAACCCGTTCTGGCCGGGTACCGCCAGTTTTATCAACGAACCAAGGAGCCTGAGATGGCACGTGCACCGAGCATCATCCTCACCCCGGCCGAAAAGAAAATGGCCGTCAACAATGCCAAAGAAGCAGTCAAGTCCGCGAAAGCCAAGCACGCCAGTCTGACCAAAGACCGTGCTGCTCTGGGCAAGGCGCATGCCGCCAAGCTGAAGGAGCTGGAAAAGGCGCATGCCGCCAAGCTGAAGGAGCTGGACAAGACCATCAAGCTGGCAGCCACTGAGCTTACCAAGGCCGAAGCCAATCTGCTGAAGCTTGTCCCCGCGCCCAAGACCGAGTCCGAGTGGGCCGTACCTACTGAAACGGCATAAGCCGCACCAGTACACCAGCCAGAACGGAGCCCGGGGACGATAGTTCCCGGGCTTTTTCAATTCGTCAGGAGCCGCTACATGGACAACATCATGGTGGACATCGAAACTCTGGACACGGTGCATAGCGCCGTCGTACTGAGTATCGGTGCCGTTGCATTCGATCCTTACTCTAAAGAGCTGGGTGAGAAGTTCTACGTCGAGCTTGCTGATCTTGAGGTGCAGCAACACGTTGGCCGTACGATCAGCGCAAGCACGGTACGGTGGTGGGTGCAACAAGACGCTGCCGCCAAGCAGCTATTCGCTGATCCGCCCCCAGACGGTGTGCGCCGCGTCAGCACCGCGCAAGGCTTGACCGAGTTTGCTGCGTTCATCGCACGCAACGGCGGGAAGAACACGAAGTTGTGGGGCAACGGTGCTGACTTCGACAACCTCATTCTCGGGAGCCTCTACGAAGCGTTCTCGATGAGCAAGCCGTGGTCGTACGGCAGCAACCGCTGCTACCGCACATTGAAACGTCTGTTCGGTGAGAACATTAACATCGAGCGCGTCGGCGTGTACCACAACGGGCTCGACGACGCAATCACTCAGGCTATCCACACACAGGAGATCATGGCATGCATAAAGCAGCAGTAATCGGGCTCCACGGGCGTGCCCGTACGGGCAAGGACACGGTGGCCAATTTCATCATCAGTCACCGTGGCGGCTACGTGTATTCGTTTGCGGACCCGATCCGCGCAATGCTCGTGCCGCTGGGCATCGACATGTCCGATCCGTACTGGCAAGCGAACAAGGAGAACATCATCCCGGCTCTCGGCGTTTCGCCGCGTCGACTCATGCAGACACTGGGAACTGAGTGGGGTCGTCAGCTCATCAATCAGGACCTGTGGCTGATTCTGGCCAAGCAGCGGCTGCTCAACTTCGGGCCGGGTATGGTGGTCGCAGACGTGCGTTTTGAGAACGAGGCCTCATGGGTTCGAGCTCACGGGCGCGTGATCCACATCGAACGGCCCAACAACATCGCAGTAGAGGTCCACGCGTCAGAGGCAGGAATCGAGTTCAAGGGTGGAGAAGGTGATATCAAGATCGTGAACGATGGTACGCTGGAGGATCTCCAGAACACCATTCGTAGGATCTTCGATGGCAGCTAAACCCGAGAACACGTTCATCGCATCCGTCCACAAAAAGTTCAGCGAGGGTAAACCGTACTTCGAGAAGATGTACAACCCGCTGCGCTCAGGGACTCCTGACGTCTACTACAGCGGTGATGTCGGGGACATGTGGATCGAGTAC